CGACGCGCCAGCGCGGATCTTTCTCTGGGTCGCGTTGCTCGTTAAACACCCAGCCACGCTCGGACGCCCACCACATCATTTTGTTGATGTTGACGCCGTTCAGCGCCTTGCTGAATGCCGGGATCGTCATGCCTTTGGTGAAGTGCTTCTCCAGGCTTTCAACAGTGGCGCTGAGGGTCCTGGTTTCCAGTGCAGCGGCTTCGGCGCGTTCTTCGGCTTCAATGACCATCAGCGCCAATTCTTTACGGCTAAGTGTCAGCGGTGTTGCCGGTGAAGCGATGGTGCCACGCTGCGTGAAGTAGAATTCCACCAGGTCCTCGTGGTACCCCCACGCCTGATCCGTCTCAAGCATTTTCGCGTGGTTGGCCGCGCCGCGTTCTGTCCACAACATAAGAGAACGGGTTTTGTTGGAAATTTGCAGGTAACTAAAAGTCACTCGCAAATTAGCTAACTCTTCCCCTGTGACTTTGAAGAAGTGTTTTCCTTCTGCAAAGCGGGCGGCGTTGCGCGAATAGTTCATCTTGATGTTGACGATATCAGTACCGTACCCGGCCGCCAGCTGTTCAGTGGTTACAACTCGCTGACCGCGATACGCGATGATCTGCAGGTCACGGGCCGCTACTGGTGCTAATTCTGCTTTCATTGCCATCATCATTGCTCCTTAATGCAAAACGTGGTTGGCTGGCATTTGTTTACCGGTGCGCAACTGGGCAGCGAGATCTACAAATATCTCGTCGAGAAACTCTGCGAACCACGAATGACCGACTTCTTTCAGGCGCTGATCGTTGGCGTAGTAGAACTGGTAAACAGCCAGATAGCGTTCCTTAGGCTTGTGCTCGATCAGTGCGCATTCCACATGCTTAATCAGCAGATTTTCAATAAGTTCCCGGGTTAAGCCGAAAGTAAACTCCTCGGTTTTAAACTGGTATTGCCCGTCACGGAGTCCCCAGCGGTTTTCGCAGATGATGAGATAAAGCAGGGCGACCGTACCGCGCATGGAATGGACGACGGTTTGAGCCCACTCATGCTGCTCTTCTAAAGTAAGGGAGCCTTTGCCATAGCGGTTTTCGTCAAGCATCCAACCAGGAATCGTTACGTCGGATTGCTTCTGGATTTCCTTCAGGCGAGCAACAAGTTGTTTCACGTTTTCTTTATCATGGTCAGTCATCTGTCTTTCTCCCGGTTATAGGTCTCATGGCTCATTACTTCCCAGTTCTTGCCGCCATCGCGGGATAGTAGCCGCCAACGGTGATTTACCTTCAGGCTCAGATTCCCGGAGCCGATCATGCGACAGGGGTGAATTCGCTTGGCTCTGAACTGGCGCAGGACGTGGGCCGCTTTCAGATGTACCCACTCAGGAATTCGGATTGCAGTCAGGGCCACCTTTCACCTCCGCGATCCGCAGCTCCATATCCCGAGCCATTTCAATAAACGTGTCCAAAGCGCAGATGTGTTCGTCGGGAGATAGCCGCCGATCACACTTCACCTGCCCGTTTTCGATGTAGAGAACGACGCGGCCAGTGAAGTCAGGCAGAACATGCAGATCGATATTCAGAACCGGGCGGACACCCGGGTTAACGTTTTGCTGACTTAACATGCTGACCCTCCGCTACTGCTGATTTATGCTTTTTGGCAAAATCGACCAGCTCTGCAATGAGATCGTCGATTAACTCTTTGCCGCTTTCCGTCAGGAACTCACCGCGGCCATTCACGTCTACGGCGCTGCTATAAATTCCCCTGACCGCCTTGACCCCTTCTATATTTCCGAATTCGCCCACGGCCTGTTTTTCAAATCGACTCAATAGGCCATCGAGAAGAATCTCTGTTAATTCGATTGTCTTTATTTCGCCTTTGGGCTGATTAATAATGATGCAATTGCTACCTGTCTTACGCAGGTGGCGGAGTAATGCAGCTTTAAGAATTCGACGACGATATGTTTCGATTAATCTATCCATTGCGACGCTTCTCCTCAGCATTACACCAATGCAATAAATTTGCAGAAGCATTGAGAGCCATCCCAAGTAATGAATCTCTCTGGTAGGTGGCTAGCTCTTTATTGCTTAGTACGACTTCTATTAAAATATTTAGGTTTTCTGCTTCTAATTGTATTTCGTCAATGCCCGCTGTTTTTGGGTTAAACATATTTATCTCCCATATGCTTTTTTAAGATAAAGGCGTGCAATTAATTCGTAACCGTTGACCGCATAAAGGCAGGCTGTTCTATATGCCATGTTATCCTTGATGAAAGTCATACGAAGCGCCTCATTGTCATTGAGGCAACAACGCGACCATGAATCTGCATGTCTTTTTGTTCATCAATATTAAGAGCAAAAGTTTGATAATGGAGGTTGTCTGAAATTATCATCAGCGCACCATTTGCTAATGGCTCCACACGTTTTATGAATACGCATGGGCGAGCAAATACGTTACGAGTAAAAACATAAATACCGGGCTCGGCAACCTTACCGCCGCAGTCAGCGAAAGCAATCAGTTCGCATGGCTGGATGGTCGGTTGCATGGAATCACCACCCATTTGGCATGTCCTAATCCCTTGTGCCGCATAACCACCGTTATTGTCGACAAATAATTCACATGGGTTCCCAACGTGGTTATTTGTTTCAGAAAGTGAATTTTGCATTTTCATTTCCTCAGGGTGAGTTTTGCCACACCATTTAAGGCGTGAATTATTTCAGTGATTATTTTTATAAATTGATGGAGAACATTCTTTTCAAATCAGGATGATCATCAATAATCTTTTTTGCGTCATCACATGCTTCATCGTAAGATTTGAAAAAGTCAACAAGGACAAAATAACTTTCAACGCGCTCGTAAACAGCGAACTCTATTCCATCGACAAAAGTTGTTCTGAACTGATAATTAAAAGATTCATCATGAATTTGTGCGGCGAAACAGTAGCTCCAATGGGTTTTCGCTGATCTTAGTTTGTCATGAATGTTAAATTCTTTACTGGCTGTATTTGGTGGGGAAGATATGCTCATCTCATTGGCTCCGTTGTTTGCCGATGAGTGAAGCATACCTATGGGTAATAAGTTTGGTCAACACCTGTGGGTAATAATTTTTAATTAATCTTTCAGGCTCTTGATTTTTAAGGTAATAAAAAACCCGCCGAAGCGGGTTCTATCAGATAATTTTTAGTCTGGCTTCGACTGCGACACCTAGCAGTTTGCAGTTACCGTTGATAGGAATTATTGGATAGGCAGGGTTCAATGGCTTAAGGAAATGATCACCACCATCAATAACCAGCTTTTTGAAGGTTGCTTCGTTGGCATCGATTAGCTTAGCCAGCACAAGGCTCCCATGCTTAGCTTCTCGACCTGTGTCGAACAGGACCATCATGCCTTCTGGGATACTCATCCCTGCAGGAGATGTCATTGAATCGCCTTTGATCCGTAGCCAAAAGCCTTCGCCCTCAACATGAGCATCAGATTCACACCATTCCTCGACATCATTCAAGGTATACGGTTCTAAGGCCTCTGCCCAGGCCCCTGCACTAACCCAACTGATCACTGGATAACTCTTCCCTGGATTTGGTTGTTGTACTAATTCTACGTTCGATTTTTCTTGGCTAATGCCATCCATCCATCCTCGGGGTAAGCCGAACGAATTTTCGATAACTTCAATCATATCGTCGGCGATGCGTTTTCTACCTGCCTTGCCTTCCGGCCAGAGCATCCTAAGAACGTAGGAAGGCTCTCGCTCAATCTTACGAGCGAGTTTTGAGGCGTTCCCATCACAGTAATCATCCCTCAATTGGATGAGTCGTAAACGACGTTTTTCGTATTTATCCATGACGTTCATTTTATCTTTTGTTACCCGTTGGTAAATGACCTATGGGTATTGATTATGTTGATACCTACGGGTAATATCAACTGAGAATTTAAACAGAGGTCAATTATGGAAGCTCTAAAGCAGTACATGGCGACCTTAACGCCTGAAGAGAAGAAGCAGTTCGCGCTGAATTGCGGGACCACTCTCAATTACCTCCGCAAGGTAATGAGTACCGGGAAGCCTATCGGTCCTGAAATTTGCGCTCAAATCGAGATCCATAGCGGGGGTGAGGTTTCACGTAAATCACTTAGCCCAAACAACTGGCAGAAAATTTGGCCAGAGCTGCTTCAGCACAATCATGCCTGATCGCAGAGCTGATATGCCGCAAGAATACAGCCAAGCGGACGCAGAGTGGATCCAGCAGCAGCTATTAAGTCTGACGCCAGCAGTACGGCAAAAAGCCATTCAGCGCTATGCAGCTGTGTATCAGGAAACGTTTGAAGCTGAGCCCGTTTCATACCGCAAGGAGAACCGGGCAAGGCACGAAGCTAACATACGGCTTCGCCTGTTCGTAAGGAATCACGGCAGGGCATTACAGGGGTATACCGCCGAACCGCCCCTGGCTGGAACGCAAGCGCGTTCTTGATTGTTTCGGGTTTAAAGGTACCCGAACAGAAGCAGGCTTAAAGGTGCCTGTTCAGATTGGCAACCAACTGACCCAATTCCTCATATGTACTAGGAAAGTAGTACGTTTTTATGGGGAAGAGGGAAAGGGGGGTAAGGGGGGATTGGGTGTAGGGGTAGGAATAGGGCCTTTTCCAACAGGCGAGATCCATTGTTTAGGTAGATCTCAGTCTTAAGGGCTGAACCAAAAAAATGCGACCGTATCAGCAAGGTAGTACGAAAGCTGAAGGCGCAGAGAAACGAGCAAGGTTCTTCCTGGAAGAGTGAATTTCAGGGGAGCTGATTCAGAAGGGAGGCTGGCAACCTTTGGGGAGGCCGCCAGCCATGTGAGGGGAATCCATGAACACCACATCACAGAATTATTATCTCATCACCGCGGGGGCAGCACAATGCAGCTGACGATCACACCGAATTTTGCACAGGAACGCGCGCTTAACATGTTGCGCCGGGACTGGAAGGCAAACGACACCTTCATGGTGTACTCGCCAACCGGCAGCGGCAAAACGGGACTGGCCGCTTTCATTGTTGCCGGGTTCGTCAGCCGCGGCATGCGCGTTCTGTTCTGCGCGCCATACACCATCCTGATCGGTCAGACGGCTAATCGCTTTGTCGAATATGGTCTGCCGGGTGATGAGATTGGCTATATCTGGGCGGATCATCCGAACTACGATCCGTCTCTGAAAATCCAGATTGCCAGCGCCGACACGCTTATTCGCCGTGTGTTCCCTGACAACATCGATCTGCTGATTATCGACGAAGCGCACCTGCGTAAGAAACGCATCCTGCAGGATATCGAACGACTGCGCGCCAAAGGCGTGAAAGTGATTGGTCTTTCAGGTACGCCGTTTTCACCGTTCCTGGGTAAATACTATGACCGCCTCATTAAGCCGACCACCATCGGCGAGCTGATCCAGCGCGGCGACCTGAGCAACTACGAGTTCTATGCGCCCACTAAGCCGGATCTGAAAGGCGTTAAAACTGCCCCATCACTGGAGTTCGGCAGCGATTACAACGAGGCGCAACTGGCCGAGATTATGTGCGGCTCAACGCTGGTGGGCGATATCGTCCAGAACTGGCTGGAGCATGGCCGGGATCTGCCGACAATCGCGTTCTGCGTGAACGTAGCTCATGCCAATTTCCTGACTATCCGCTTTAACCAGGCTGGTGTTAACGCTGAGGTTATGACCGCCGACACCCCGGTGGAGGATCGCCAGACCATCATCCATCGCTTTGAAACCGGCGCGACAAAAATCATCGTCAGCGTGGGCGTTCTGGTGGCCGGGTTCGATAGCGACGTTCGCTGCATCATCTACGCCAGGCCAACCAAAAGCGAAATTCGCTGGCTGCAGGCGCTGGGCCGCGGTCTGCGCACCGCGCCGGGCAAAGAGTCCTGCCTCATCTTCGATCACAGTGGCACTGTACACCGCCTGGGTTATCCGGATTCCATCGAGTATGACGATCTGCCCGGCAAATCAGATGGTATGGAAGAAAGTGCGCGCCGCGCAGCTGAAGAACGCGAAGAGAAGCTGCCACACGAGTGCTCACAATGCCATTACATGAAACCAGCTGGCGTCTACGTCTGCCCGAAATGCGGCCACAAGCCGCTGGCCGGTGAAGATATCGATACAGACACCGGGCGCAAGCTTAAAAAGCTGGGCACCGAGCAGCGCCAGCCCACAAAGGCCGAGAAACAGGCCTGGTGGAGCCAGATCAAGTTTTACCAGCGTCAGCGCGAATCTCTGGGCAAAAAGCCGGTAAGCGATGGGTGGTGTAAGCACACTTTTCATGATCGCTTCGGAGAGTGGCCCAACGGCCTGAGCGACTACCCGATGGACATCACCCCAACGGTTTCGAACTTCATCAGGCACAAACAGATCTCCTTTGTGAAAGGGAAGGCTAAACGCCAGCAGGATGTAGCAGCAGAACCTGCGACTTCCCGTATTCGCCACGCGCATAACACGATTAACGAAATCAGGCAGCAGTTAGGGAAACAAGCATGAAGACGGCAGCAGCGGCTAAAGGCCAGTGGGCCATGATTTTTGAACATTATGGGCTTCCGCCGATCACCGGCAAAAACCACTTCAGAGGGAAATGCCCGCTATGCGACTCAACTGGCAAATTTCGCATTGATGACCGTGATGGGGCGGGAACGTGGATCTGCACCTGCGGCAGCGGAGATGGATTGAAACTGGTTACGCAAACGCAGGGCAAACCCTTCAATGAGATCTGCCGTGAAATCGACGAGCTGATCGGCAATACCTTTGCTCGAGAAAAAATACCGGTCACCAGCAACGCTGGCAGCCTGCGCAAAAGGGTGATCAGCAAGTTTTCAAAGCTATCACCGCTGCGCGGCACATCCGGCGCTGAGTATCTCAGCTCACGAGGCGTCTACCAGCTCCCGCAGGACGCTATCAGATTCAACGATCATGAGCGCTACGGCGGTAAGGTTTTCCAGAGCCTGTATTCACTCGCAACAGATGACAAGGGCGAGCTTTGCTATCTGCACAGAACCTTGCTGGACGGAAACAGGAAGGCCCAGTTGAAAGATTCATCAGGGGCGAAGCGTCAAAAATCACTTCAGGAAGAAAGTTATCTGGATCACGCCCGTTCGGTGGCGATCCGTATGTTCCCAGTTTCCACCACGCTGGGCATCGCCGAGGGCATCGAAACAGCCCTGTCAGCGCACCAGCTTTACGGGGTAAACACCTGGGCAACCATGACCAGCGGATTCATGAAGAAATTCCGTGTGCCAGCTGGCGTGAAGAACTTCATCATTTTTGCAGACCGTGACGTCAACAGTGCTACCGGTTTAGCGGCTGCTATGGAATGTGCTCATGCCAATTTGATGGCAAAAAATGACCTCGAAAAGGTCAGTATCTACTGGCCGGATAATGGGGACTTTAACGACATGCTCATGAACGGCGATCAGGTTCGTGAAATGGTTTTCTATAAAAAACAGCAGGTGGCCGCATGAAACTGGAAGCAGCACTTAAACATTTTAGTCCTCAGGGAATGCATATCAGCGACGACGTAAAAGGAACCTCTCCGGATCGTCTCACCGGAACTGATGTTATGGCGGCCATCGGCACCACCAGCAGCCGTGCACGTTTCGGCCTGGCGGCGTTCTTCGGGAAGGCCGGGATCAGTAAAACAGATGAGCAGCTCGCGGTGCAGGCGCTGGCCCATTATGCGATGAATTCCGCTCCAAAGAACGTGCGTAAAGCAGCTGGTGGTGAGTTCGGCTGGTGCATGCAGGTACTGGCGCAATTTGCCTTTGCTGATTATTCCCGTTCGGCGGCCACCAGCGCGGCGTGCAGCAGCTGCGGCGGTACCGGTTTTACGTCCCAGCTCGAGGATGTAATCAAGCACCCTGGGATTTTCGATGCAGACGGCGTTGAAGTTGTGGCCCCGAAGATTAAGCGTGAGCTGGTGAAACGTGCATGCGGTACCTGTGAAGGAAAGAGGGTGATCCATGCCCGTTGCCGCTGCGGAGGTAAAGGCGAGGTGCTCGACCGCGCAGCGACGAAGGAAAAGGGCGCCCCGGTGTTTAAAACCTGTGGTCGCTGCTCTGGTAATGGCTTCTCTGCTGTCTCTTCTGCCACGGCACACCGAGCCATTCTGAAGCGTCTCCCGGATCTCCATCAATCCTCATGGTCACGAAACTGGAAACCATTCTATGAAATGCTGGCGGACACGCTGCGCCAGGGAGAGCGACACGCGGCTGTAGAATTCGAGAAGGCAACAACTTATTGATGTGATCGGAACAAATAGCGTCAATTTATTGCACTATAGCGTTGACTTTGCATAAAGTTGTCCTGTATGCTTTCCATCGTGGGATATTACGCCTACACGACATCCAACCCGCCTCAGTGCGGGTTTTTTTATGCCTGCAATTCTTCGCGCCACGCTCGGCGCAATTCAACCACAGAGCCTTTCAGGGGTGAGCCATAGGGAACGGTCGGTGTGACTGTCTCTGTGGGCCGATCATTCCTGAGCGCTGGCTCACCCGCTAAAAGGAAAGTCACTATGTTCAATATCTTTAAAAAGAAAGCGCGCAAGGCCGTCGTGGAAGTTAAGAAGATGGAAAACCGCGACGCGGTCGAGGCCACTGTGTGGGGTGCGTACTCCATCGCTTACGCCGATGGCACCTGCGACGCGAAAGAAATTTCTGTGCTGGAGAAAACAATCTCTGCGCTGCCGGCTTTCGCCCCGTTCGCTGGTGAGATCGCACAGATGAGCAGCAATATTCGCGCTCGTTACGAAGCTTCCCCGCGCTCTGCAAATGCCCAGGCACTGCGTGAACTGCAGGACGTGGCTGGTACTTCGGATGCGGTCGATGTGCTCTGCCTGTGTCTGGATGTGGCGGATAACGACGGGATCGGTGAAGAAGAAGAGAAGCAGCTGAAGAAAATCGCTCAGGCGCTGCAGCTCCCTCTGGATCAGTATCTGTGATCGGCAATCTCCGCTGGGTCGCCGCCGGGGTGCTGTTGTTCCTGGTGGTGGCTATCGACTTTACCAGCAAGATGATGTCCATCCTTGCTGATGGCGTGCTCGTGGCCGGGGTGATTGCGCTGCTCTGGCCCCTGATTAAATCCAGTAAATAACACTGTGCAAAAGGTCATTCCGATGGCCTTTGACAGAGTGACACCCAGCCGCACAGCGGCCTTCTTTCCCCTCATATTGAGAGGATTCACAGCACTGAGGGGGACCAATGTCCGATCCAATTTCCGGCACGGGGTTAGCCGGTGGCACCCTGGCGGGAGCCAGCGTTTATGGACTGCTGACCGGGACCGATTACGGTGTGGTTTTTGGCGCATTTGCAGGGGCGGTATTTTATATCGCCACGGCAGCCGACCTGGGCGCACCCCGCCGACTGGCATATTTTATCGTGTCCTATATCGCTGGCATTCTGTGCTCCGGCTTGGTCGGGTCGAAGCTGGCTAACTTGACCGGTTACAGCGATAAACCCCTGGACGCCATTGGTGCCGTTATCGTTTCTGCATTAGCCGTCAAAATCCTGACGTTCCTGAATAATCAGGATGTCGGCTCGCTGGTGGCGCTGATAACGCGCCGGGGAGGTTCAGGTGGTTCTAAATGACCCTACAGCAACTATCAACGCGCTCCTCTGCGCAGGCGTAGTGCTGACTCTGATGTTTTATCGCCGGGGTGATTCACGGCATCGCCCGTGGGTTTCCCGCCTGGCATGGTTAATTACTGTCACGTACAGCGCCGTGCCACTGGCCTACCTTTGCGGCATTTATCCTCATTCATCGTGGGCCACTATTGGGGCCAACGTCCTTTTCCTTTCCGTGCTGGTGGCCGTCAGGGGCAACGTTGCGCGTCTGGTTGATCAACTGAGGCACTAATGAACCAATCACAATTTCAAAAGGCTGCTCGTATCAGCGTCGGGCTGGCTGCGCGCTGGTTTCCGCATATTGACGCTGCAATGAAAGAGTACGGCATAACCGCTCCGCTCGATCAGGCCATGTTTATTGCCCAGATGGGGCATGAGTCTGCCGGGTTTACACGGGTGGTTGAAAACCTGAACTATGCAGCTGAAAGCTTGTTACCAACGTTCGGTAGTCACCGCATCACAGCACAGCAGGCCGCCGCCCTCGGCAGAACGGCAACGCAGCCGGCCAACCAGAAGGCGATCGCCAATCTGGTTTATGGGAATGAGTGGGGCAAAAAGAACCTGGGTAACCAGGTGGCGGGCGATGGATGGAAATACCGCGGGCGCGGACTGAAGCAGATCACCGGGCTGAGCAACTACCGCAGCTGCGGACTGGCGCTGAAGCTGGATCTGGTCACCCACCCGGAACTGCTGGAGCAGGATATCTACGGTGCACGTTCTGCTGCATGGTTCTACGCATCCCGCGGCTGCCTTCTTCACTCCGGCGATGTTGAACGCGTAACGCTGATCATCAATGGCGGCCGCAACGGGCTGGATAAACGCCGCATTCTGTTTAACCTGGCAAAATCCGTGCTGGTGTGAGGTCAATATGGGTATTGAAACAATCATAGGGCTGGTCGCGGCAGTGATGGCTGCCATAGCTGGCGCTTTTGGCCTGGGCCACGTTCGCGGCACCAGCAAAGCCGAAGCAAAAGCAGACCAGCAGCGAACCGAAGATAACGCCGCGGTCACGGTCGCTGTGGCAGAACGCCGGGTTGAAGCAACGAAAGAGGCCAGCAATGTACAGCAGACTGTTAACCATATGCCTGGCGACGATGTTGATCGCGAGTTGCGTGACTCGTGGAAGCGCCCCGGTGGTGGTTGATACCGCCTGTGACTGGGTGAAGCCAATCTACCTGACCGATCATGATATTGATGTGCTGGATAAGCAGACGAAGAAAGACATCCTGGCGCATAACAAAGCGTGGCAGGCGAACTGCCAGCAACCTACCGATAGGGCAACGAAATGAGTGAAGCAAAACCGCAAGATGGCAGTACCGTAAAGGGATACCGCTCGTTAACTCCGGGTGACATCGAACGCATGAACCGCCTGAAGGACGTCAGCCGTCACTTCTGCAACCTGCTGGATACCGAGCGCGGCGAGCTGCTTGCTGTCCGGAATGGGCCAGCAATGCTGAGCACTGAGCAGGCACGTGAGATTGATGACGCTATGCGCAGCCTGTCTATTGCCCGCACCAAAATGCAGGAAGCCTGTATGTGGGCCTGTCGTGCTGTAGCACGTCCTGAATCTGATTGTTAAGCCATTACAAAGCCCATCTGCTGGTGGGCTTGATAATGGGTAAAACGCCACCATGATGTAAATTCATATGTGCAAAAAAAGAGAAGAAAAAATGATTTACAACGTGGATACCTACTACATAAACAGCAAAACTGATGCTCGTCTCATTCGTTACGATGTTATTAAACTTAATAACGATGCCTATCAAGTTAAGGTTTTTGACGACCAGCAAAGAGGGATCTCTCATCCAAGTTTGGTAGCACAGATTGATGATTTCCAGATTACCCGAGAGGAATACGATAAAAAGTATCCGTCAGGGATCAATCGACCAACTGTTATGCCAGGAATGGCTCCAGGGTTTGAAAATACAATCGACGGCACTCTTCAAGAGCACCGAAATAAATTGTCATAAGCCAACCGCCTTCGGGCGGTTTTTTATTGCCATCACCATGGGCAGACCCATCGTAATGGCTATAGCGGATAAACAATAAATATGCCCTATAGGGGATAAAAATGCAGGTCACCATAAATGGCGTCCAGTATGCGCCAGCTTGTTTAACTTCCTCCAGAATTGGTATAGCGATAACCACGCATAATCGTCCAGATGTTCTTAAGCGCGCGATCGAGCAGCACATGAAGCATCTTCCTGCTGGTGCATTGCTGGTGGTGATCGATGATGGCTCCAAACCTGCGGCAGTAGTGCCTGACGGCGTGCAGCTGCTTCGTCATGAATCATCGCTCGGCATTGTCGCCTCGAAGAACGCCAGCCTGACAGTGCTAATGAATACAGGATGTGAGCATCTGTTCCTGTGGGATGATGATGCCTGGCCGATTGCCGATAATTGGCATCTGCCTTACATAGAATCACCAGAACCGCACCTGGCTTACCAGTTCCTCGATCTGGCTGGCCGCAATAAGCTGAACGATATGACTGTGCTGTACCGGGATGATAAGCACATTGCCTACACCGGTCAGCGCGGCGTGATGCTCTATTACAACCGCAGCGCCATCGAGAAGGTTGGCGGTTTCGATCCAGTATACGGTCGCGGCATGTATGAGCATCCAGATCTGGCCCTCCGCATTCACAACGCCGGATTATCGACCTGGGCGTTTGCTGATGTGGTTGGTTCTGAAAAGCTGATTCACTCGATGGACGAGCATGAAGAGGGAACACGCTCAATACCCCGGCCCGACCGGGAGGCGCTGGTAAAACGAAACGTTGGCATCTTCAATGCACGACGTGACAGTGGATATACCGGCTTTGCCTCGTACAGCAGCAATCCGAATCTGGTATTAACGACGCTGCTCACGAGCCAGCCGGATCCACAGCGCACCGGAAAGATGAGACCCGACCCGCAGGTTCTGCAGTCCTGGTCAGCCTCGATATCCGGCGCGCTGCCGGTGGTGCTGGCCGACGAACTAAAAGAAGCTCCCAGCGGTGCCGGCCTGTACGAGGTGCCGGCATTAAACATGAGCCCTTACTTTGCGCGCTGGCTACATATCTTTCAGTACCTTCGTGCCCACCCTGAATACCATCTTGTCTGGTGTACTGACGGGACAGACGTTGAAATGCTGCGTGAGCCCTGGGCAGAGATGGTGCCCGGTAAAATTTACGTTGGCTCTGAGCACAAAACCTACTCTGACGAATGGATGAAGGACAATCACCACGGCAAAGCCTATAGCGAGTTCCTCGAGCAGCACCGGGATGAGCAGTTGCTTAATGCTGGCCTGATTGGTGGCAGCCGTGAAGATGTTATGGAGTTCGCCCACCGGATCATCCGACAGCATTACCTGATTGAAAGCCACCGCTTCTGGAAAATGGAAGCAGCACCCGCCACGCTGGTGGATATGGGCGCTTTCGGTATGGCTGCAAAGTCATTCGGTGATCGCGTCGTTACTGGTCCTAAGGTCCACACCATCTTCAAAACGGATGGCTTCGGTAAGGAGTTGGCATGGTGGAGGCATAAGTAGAAGCTGGAGCCTTAACCCCAGCTTTAAGAACCAGACTTTAGTCTTTGGCTGTTTCGCCTGGGATTTCCTTTAACGATTCGATGTCAATTTCTGAATCGTTGGTCTCAAGCAGCTGTGTTAATACAATAAGATTATTGAATTCATTCAATAAGATTTCAGCGTCAGACTTAAGCGGTGTATCCGCTGCATCAAAAGCTGCGTTAATTGCTTTTCTGACATTTTCAAGCATTTCATTCATGCCGCCATTTTTTCCAATGGTCAGTAAAAGCGCACCAATTAGCAGAGACTGAGCTTCTACCTTAGCCGCAAGCTTTTTAGCTTCAGCATCCATTTTGGAAATTTTAGCAATCACACCGAGAATCAAGTCTTTCATAATGCCCCCTGTTTTTTTTGCGAGATTACCTCCTTAATATATTTGGGGCGAGGTTTATTTAATGGATATTGCCTATGTTGTGATCGCCCATCATTTACGAGCAGAACAAGCACGGTGTCTGGCTGACCAGCTTCACGCCCATATCTTCATGGATGAAGCAGATCAAGGCGCAAACTGGAATCATCGTCGCGCGCTTGAGTGGGCAGCCGGGCAATCCTGCCGGGTAGTGGTGTTGGAAGATGATGCTCTACCCGTGCCCGGGTTCGCTGACAAGGTGGCTGACTGGCTGGTCCGTTTCCCCGACGACATGCTGAGCTTTTATCTGGGTACCGGCCGACCGCCACAGTATCAAAAAGAAATAGCCGGAATGCTGGTGGATGCTGATCGCGTCTGTGGTGATCACATCGTGATGAGTAAGCTGATTCACGGTGTCTGCTACAGCCCACCTCCTTGCAGGTTAGCGAGCATGCTCAACTCATGGAATAAAACGCTGGCAGCTGATTACGCCGTCGGTGAGGCTTATGGCGGCAGGGTGATTTACCCGTGTTACTCGCTGGTGGATCACGCCGACCTGCCGACGGTTGAACGTCATCCGGACAACGAGCCGAGGACAGAACGCCGCCGGGCATGGAGACTGGCATGAACAAAGAGCCCCGCATATATGGCAGCCGATGGGATAAGGCCCGCCTGCGCTTCCTGCAGCAGCACCCACTCTGTGTGATGTGCGAGCAGCAGGGACGCATTACCCCAGCAACGGTGGTTGACCATATCGAGCCCCACAAACTTAAAGATGCGCTTAAGTCAGGTAACCCGCTGGCCATATCGAAAGCACAGTTCCTGTTCTGGAGTAAAGAGAACTGGCAGCCACTTTGCAAAGCGCACCACGACTCAACTAAGCAGAGAATGGAGAAGAGCGGCACAGTCATCGGCTGTGATGCCAACGGCTACCCACTCGATCCTGCGTCTCACTGGAGCACGTAATGAAAGACCTCAGTATTGAATACCGCGACGGTAAGTTTGTTCAGCTGGTGATCGATGGCGTGGTGATGAAGGGCGTGACCTCGATAGAGTTCTCCCACTCAGTCGGCCAGGACGTACCGACGCTTAGTGTATCGGGTCACTTATGGCCTGAGCCTGAGAAGATCAATCCAGTCCTCCTAGAGGTAGATAAAGACTCGGCCTAGCGCGGTGATGAGGCAGGTGATAGGCATCAAATGAAATCATTTCAAATGCAATGATGTCAAATGAGAATGAATCGCATCAGGGGTAGGGGGGGGATCAAATCTTCAAATCCTTTGCCCCAAATGACCGCCGCCAAAGTTTGATTTTAACGCTAACCCGATTTTTCCGTTTTAAGGTGTTGACATATGGCAGATAAACGAACCCGCTCCGACAGTTCGGCGGCGGCGATTCAGGCCATGAATAATGCAGCAGTGGACACCATCGATCCGCCGTCCCATGCAGGTTTGGAGAAAAAAGCCGAACCATTCTGGCATGACAATATCAGATCGAAAGCTCTGGACAGCTGGACACCCGCCGACCTTCTGGCCGCTGTAGAACTGGCAAATAACCAGCTCTATATCACCGTTTTACGCAGAGATTTGCGCAAAGAAGAGCGCGTGCGTGGTGAAGGCAGAAACGAGGCACTGATTAAAGACCTGCGGAAGCAAATTCCAGAATTGCAGCGAACCATCCTGGCACAGCGACGTGACCTGCAGATCCATTCTCACGCAACAAACGGCGAAAGCCGCGACCAGAAGAAACGCAACCAGAATGATCGTGACGCCCGGGATACCCGAGCTGAACATCAGGACCAGGACGACAACCTGATCGCCTTTCCCAAACACGGATAAAAACTATGACGCGAGGTGAGCGCGTAATAGCGTTCATTGAGCGCTTTTGCATCGTGCCTGAAGGTAAGTTAATCGGGCAGCCAATGCGGCTTGACCCTTTTCAGAAAGAATTCATCCTCTCGATTTACGACAACCCTGCCGGTACGGACATGGCGATCCTCAGCATCGCACGTAAAAACGGTAAAACAGGGCTGATTGCCGGAATCCTGCTGGCGCATCTTGTGGGACCCGAAGCGGTACAGAACACGCAGATCGTCAGCGGCGCTCTCAGCCGGGAGCAGGCGGCCATTGTTTTTAACCTGGCAGTGAAGATGGTCAACCTCAATCCGAAGCTGCAGGAGCTGGTTCACATCACGCCCAGCGGCAAAAAGCTGATCGGGTTGCCGTGTAACGTTGAGTACAAGGCTTTATCTGCTGAGGGTAAAACTACCCACGGCCTTTCGCCCATCCTTGCGATTCTGGATGAAACCGGGCAGGTAAGGGGGCCGCAGGATGATTTTATCGACGCCATAACCACGGCTCAGGGCGCGCATGAAAGCCCGCTGCTGATTGTTATCAGCACCCAGGCGGCGAACGATGCCGACCTGCTGAGCATCTGGATAGATGACGCGGTTAAATCGAAAGATCCGCACATCGTCTGTCACGTTTACGAGGCCCCCAAAGAGGCGGATATCAGTAAACGTGAATCCTGGCTTGCCGCTAACCCGGCTCTTGGTACGTTCAGGTCTGAAAAAGACATGGCGCGCCAGGCGGAAAAAGCGGGGCGCATGCCCAGTTTCGAGAACACCTTCCGAAACCTGAACCTGAATCAGCGCGTGTCTACAGTATCACCGTTCATATCCCGCAGCGTGTGGGAGCTGTGCGGCGGCTTACCGCAGAACACGGCGCGGAAATGGTATGCCGGGCTGGATCTGTCAGCCAGGAACGATTTAACGGCGCTGGTCATTGCTGGTGAAGCAGAAGATGGTGTCTGGGATGTTTTCCCCTTCTTCTGGACACCTGAAAAGACGCTTGAAGAACGCACCAAAACAGACCGCGCGCCGTATGACGTCTGGGTCAGAGAAGGCCTTTTACGCACGACGCCTGGCGCGTCCGTGGATTATTCATTCGTGGTCGCTGATATCGCCGCAATTATTGGCGATTTCGATATTACCTCGATGGCCTTTGACCGCTGGCGCATTGACCAGTTCAGGAAAGAGGCGGACACCATCGGGCTGAGCCTCCCGCTGGTCGAGTTTGGCCAGGGCTTTAAGGATATGGGCCCGGCAGTGGACACCCTCGAATCGCTGATGCTTAACGGGCGGGTGAGGCATGGCATGCACCCGGTTTTAACGATGTGCGCCGTGAATGCGGTGATCGTGAAAGATGCTGCCGGCAACCGCAAACTCGATAAATCAAAAGCAACGGGTCGTATTGATGGCATGGTCGCAATGACAATGTCCGTTGGTGCCGCCAATGGGGAAGTTACCGAACAGGGTGGTGACTTCGAGGACTTCATTTTTCGACCGCTGAGCATGTGATGGAAGAACCTAAATACACGATTGACCTGCGAACCAATAATGGCTGGTGGGCAAGGCTGCAGTCCTGGTTTGTCGGCGGGCGTTTAGTCACCCCAAATCAGGGCTCGCAAACCGGGCCAGTTTCGGCCTACGGTCACCTGGGCGATTCATCCATTAACGATGAACGGATACTGCAAATATCGACGGTGTGGCGCTGTGTGAGCCTGATTTCGACGCTCACTGCGTGCCTTCCGCTGGATGTCTTCGAAACTGACCCGAGCGACAACCGAAAAAAAGTCGGTTTGAGCAATCCGCTGGCTCGCCTGTTGCGCTATTCACCCAATCAGTACATGACCGCCCAGGAGTTCAGGGAGGCCATGACGATGCAGCTTTGTTTCTACGGGAACGCCTATGCGCTGGTGGATCGTAACAGCGCGGGAGACGTGATCAGCCTGATACCGCTTCAGTCCGCCAATATGGATGTGAAGATGGTCGGTAAAAACGTTGTTTATCGCTATCAGCGCGATAGCGAGTACGCCAACTTTTCACAGAAAGACATTTTTCACCTTAAAGGTTTCGGATTTACCGGGCTGGTCGGCCTGTCACCCATTGCGTTTGCCTGCAAATCGGCGGGTGTGGCGGTAGCGATGGAAGATCAACAGCGAGATTTCTTTGCGAACGGTGCCAAATCGCCCCAAATCCTCTCTACCGGCGAAAAGGTGCTAACTGAGCAGCAGCGTTCGCAGGTTGAAGAGAACTTCAAAGAGATCGCCGGCGGCCCGGTAAAAAAACGCCTCTGGATTCTGGAAGCGGGCTTTTCTACTTCGGCAATTGGCGTGACACCTCAGGATGCCGAAATGATGGCATCCCGAAAATTCCAGGTCAGCGAACTGGCCCGATTCTTTGGCGTACCGCCTCACCTTGTTGGCGACGTTGAGAAGTCAACGAGCTGGGGATCGGGCATCGAGCAGCAAAATCTCGGCTTCCTGCAGTACACCCTGCAGCCCTATATCTCGCGCTGGGAAAACAGCATTCAGCGATGGCTGATCCCGGCTAAGGATGTTGGCCGCATTCACGCTGAGCACAATCTTGATGGTCTGTTGAGAGGTGATTCTGCCTCCCGCGCTGCATTCATGAAGGCGATGGGAGAGGCAGGGCTTCGCACGATCAACGAGATGCGGCGAACGGATAACCTCCCGCCGCTGCCAGGCGGCGATGTAGCAATGCGGCAGTCGCAATACGTGCCGATCACCGATTTAGGAACCAACAAAGAGCCCCGCAATGACGGGGCTTAATTTTTATGGGGGCCGCGATGCCTGAGATCGTAAAAACGCTGTCTTTCGACGAGACAGAAATCAAGTTCACCGGTGACGGGAAGCAGGGCGTTTTCGAAGGATACGCTTCTGTTTTCAATAACACCGACTCCGACGGCGACATCATCCTGCCCGGCGCTTTCAAAAACGCGCTCACCAACCAGACCCGAAAAGTGGCGATGTTCTTCAACCACAAAACATGGGAATTGCCGGTTGGAAAGTGGGACAGCCTCGCCGAGGACGAAAAAGGCCTCTATGTGCGCGGCCAACTGACGCCAGGGCACAGCGGCGCTACTGACCTTAAGGCGGCAATGCAGCACGGTACGGTTGAGGGGATGTCGGTTGGCTTTTCGGTTGCTAAAGACGATTACACGATCATTCCTACCGGTCGCATTTTTAAGAATATCCAGGCCCTGCGTGAAATCAGCGTCTGCACCTTCCCCGCCAACGAACAGGCTGGCATTGCAGCCATGAAAAGTGTCGATGGCATTGAAACGATCCGTGATGTGGAGAACTGGCTGAGGGATTCAGTCGGGCTCACCAAATCACAGGCAGTTGGGTTAATAGCCCGGTTTAAGTCAGCGATTCGGAGCGAGTCCGAGGGCGACGGAAACGAAGCACAAATCAACGCTCTGCTTGAGAGCATCAAATCCTTCCCTTCTAATTTAGGAAAATAATTATGTCTGAACTCGCTCAAATTCAAAAAGCCATCGAAGAGTCCCAGCTGAAAATGACCCAGCTTTTCGATGCCCAGAAGGCAGAAATCGAAAGCACCGGGGTGGTGTCCAAACAGCTGCAGTCCGACCTGGCGAAAGTACAGGAAGAACTGAGCAAATCCGGCACCCGTCTTTTCGATCTGGAACAGAAACTGGCTTCCGGTGCCGAAAATCCAGGCGAGAAGAAATCCTTCTCTGAGCGTGCAGCTGAAGAGCTGCAGAAGTCCTGGAATGGCAGCAAAGGTAGTTTCGATGCGAAGACCTTCAACAAATCCCTCGGCAGTGATTCAGCTTCAGCGGGCAGCCTGATCCAGCCGATGCAGGTGCCTGGCATTATCATGCCCGGCGTGCGTCGCCTGACCATTCGTGACCTGCTGGCGCAGGGTCGAATTTCCAGCAACTCTCTGGAGTATGTTCGTGAAGAGGTGTTTACCAATAACGCCGACGTGGTGGCTGAAAAGGCGTTGAAACCTGAATCGGATATCACCTTCAGCAAGCAGACCGCGAACGTGAAGACCATTGCTCACTGGGTGCAGGCATCCCGTCAGGTTATGGACGACGCCCCAATGCTGCAGTCCTACGTCAACAACCGACTCATGTACGGCCTGGCGCTGAAGGAAGAAGGTCAGCTGCTGAACGGTGACGGCAGCGGGGATAACCTGGAAGGTCTGAACAAAGTGGCAACCGCCTACGACACCGCACTGAATGTCACCGGCGATACCCGCGCGGACATCATCGCTCACGCTATTTATCAGGTGACCGAGTCCGAGTTTAGCGCCTCCGGCATCGTCCTGAACCCGCGCGACTGGCACAACATCGCGCTGCTGAAGGACAACGAAGGTCGTTATCTCTTCGGTGGCCCACAGGCATTCACCAGCAACATCATGTGGGGCCTGCCGGTCGTTCCGACTAAGGCGCAGGCAGCCGGCACCTTCACCGTCGGCGGTTTCGACATGGCGTCTCAGGTCTGGGATCGCATGGATGCTACCGTGGAAGTCAGCCGCGAAGACCGCGACAACTTCGTGAAAAACATGCTGACCATCCTGTGTGAAGAACGCCTGGCGCTGGCTCACTATCGCCCGACAGCAATCATCAAGGGCACTTTCTCTTCTGGCTCATGATGGGGGAGGGCGGGGTAACCCGCCCTTTTAACGTATGGCGATAGATGTTCTGCAGGTAATCGGCCTCAACCTGTTTAAGCAGCAGATAGAGTTTGAAGAAGATGACCGGGACGAGCTGATCACGCTTTACGCCCAGGCAGCCTTTGACTACTGCTATCGATGGTGTGACGAGCCAGCATGGAAGGTGCCTGGTGATATTCCGGCAGCGGTTAAGGGAGCCGTGCTCCTGGTATTTGCTGACATGTTCGAACACCGGACCGCACAAAGCGAGGTTCAGCTTTACGAAAATGCTGCTGCTGAGCGAATGATGTTTATTCATCGCAACTGGCGCGGCAAAGCGGAACCTGAGGAGGGCTCCTGATGGAACCTGGACGATTCAGGCACAGAGTTAGAATCCTGAACTTCACTACCTCCCGTGATTCATCTGGTCAGCCAGTGGAGTCGTGGAGTGGTGGCGATCCGGTTCCGGCAGAGGTGAAAGGGATCAGCGGCAGAGAGCAAATGTCAGGTGGCGCAGAGATGGCCCAGGCAACGATTCGCATCTGGATGCGTTTCAGGCCTGAGGTACATGCTTCCTCCCGCGTCGAAGTGCTCAGCGGCCCATATAAAGGCCAATTGCTGAATATTATCGGTCCACCTATCGCTAACCCGAACGGTACTCGCCTGGAAATTCTGTGTAAAACAGGAGCTGAAAAGTGATCGGAACGAGCCTTGATTTTTCTGGACTGGCCGACATCGCTAAAGACCTTGAGGCGCTCAGCCGCGCAGAAAATAACAAGGTTCTGCGCGATGCCACGCGCGCCGGCGCGGAAGTGCTGAAAGAAGAGGTGATTGCCCGCGCGCCGGTACGTACCGGCAAGCTGAAGAAAAACGTGGTGGTGGTGACACAGAAAAGCCGCCGCCGCGGTGAAATCTCTTCAGGCGTGCATATCCGTGGGGTTAACCCTCGCACCGGCAACAGCGATAACACCATGAAGGCGAAGAATCCGCGGAACGCTTTTTACTGGCGTTTCGTTGAGATGGGAACCGCCAACATGCCGCCTCACCCCTTTGTGCGTCCGGCATTTGATGTGCGGCAAGAGCAGGCCACAGAGGCGGCTATGCGGCGCATGAACCAGGCCATTGACGAGGCGTTAAGCAAATGACTGAAGACGATCTCTATCCCCTGCTGGCATCACTGGCTGGCGGCAAGGTTTATCCCTACGTTGCACCTCTTGGCAGCGATGGGCAGCCTTCAATCGCGCCGCCGTGGGTGATTTTCTCGATCATCACCGATGTGGCAGCAGACGTTCTTTGCGGACAGGCAGAGTCTGCCGTATCGGTCCAGGTGGATGTCTATTCCAGCGCCATTACCGAAGCGCGCGCGATCAGAGATATGGCGCTGGATGCCGTCCAGGTGCTCAAGCCGGGAAATATCGTCAAAACGCCTGGTTATGAACCTGACCTGCGCTATCACAGGGCAACGCTTGAATTTCAGGTGACCGTTTAGCCTCACTCACCCTCACAGACCGCTCCGGCGGTCTTTTTTTATCTGGAGAAACCATGACCAGTAAGTATGAAGTTACAAAGGGGATGACTGTTGCCGTCTCCGACGCGCCCGTAACCGCCGCGGATTTTATTTCTTCCACCTTCCCGGGAGCTGGCGTTACCTGGCTGGAAGCGGCCTGTGCAACGAAGGAGATCACCTTCACTGGCGGCCAGAAGGGTGATATCGACGTTACCACTCTGTGTTCAACCGAACAGGAGCAAACCAACGGCCTGGCCGCGCCTGCAGAAATGAGCATCACCCGTAACTGGGTGGGTGATGAAGAAGCACAGGAAGCGCTGCAGACCGCATATGAAAACGATGAACTTCGCGCGCTGCGTGTGGTATTTCCGTCAGGCAACGGTTTTTACGTGCTCGTGGAGGTCCGCCAGAGTTCGTGGTCTGCGGCAACCTCTTCCGTCGTTGGGGCGACCTATTCGCTGCGTGTTCGCGGCAAGCCTAAACGCATTTTCGCATCTGGTTCCTGAGCGGCTTCGGCCGCTTTTTTTAATTCCCACAACTCAAAAAAGAGAAGAATGAAATGGCGCAAAGGACATCACAGAATTCATTACGCAACGTGGCGCTTACTGCATCGAAAGCGTACCGCACAAAACCGGGCGTTACCGTGCCCGAATGGGACGGTGCAAAGGTCACACTGCGCGAACCCTCCGGCGACGCCTGGGTAAAGTTCCGGGAAATCGTCAATCCTCAGATCCCGGAAGGTGAAGAGCCGCCTCTCCTGACCGAATCGCAGAAGTTTTTGCGTAACAAAGAGGCCGATGTCGTTCTGTTTATTGACGTTCTGCTGGATGAAAACGGTGAGCGCGTATTCAGTGATGACGATCAGGCGCAGGTTTCAGAGATTTACGGCCCGGTGCATGCCCGACTGCTGGCCCAGGCTCTCGGCCTCGGAATGAGCCAGGAAGAAGCGGGAAAGCCGTAAAGCAGCCGCTGACCTTCTTCCTGATGTCGCTGGCGCTCCGGCTGGGGCGCACCCTGCAGGAGCTGCGCCAGACCATCACCGCCAGCGAACTGAAAATGTGGATCGAGTTTGACCGCATCAGTCCGATTGGCGACTGGCGCGCCGACGCGCAGGCGGCACAAATCTCCGTTGCGATGCTGAACTCTCAGGGCGGAAAATTCACTATTCCCGAAGTGATGCTGAAGTGGGGAGAGCAGGAAGAAAGCGATGAAGTCTCTGAACTTGAAGAATGGATGTCCAGTCTTTAATGCCCGCGGCTGCGGGCTTTTTTATGGGTGAAATATGGCAACGCTGCGCGAGCTAATAATCAAAATTTCGGCGAACTCCTCTTCTTTCCAGTCAGAGATCGCCCGAGCTTCCCGCATGGGGACAGATTACTACCGCACTATGGAGCAGGGCGGGAAAAAGGCAGCAGCGGCCACCCGAGAAACACAGCGCTCACTATCAGCGCTTAACTCTGAGCTTGCATCGGTAAAATCCTCTGCTGCGGGGTTGGCTGGGGCATGGGCCGGTGCATTCGCTACGCATCAGCTGGTTCAGTTTGCTGATACGTGGAACCAGATGAACGGTCGCCTGCGTCTGGCTTCAACCTCTACTGAAGATTTTGCAACTTCCCAGCGCTCTCTGATGGATATCAGCCAGCGTACAGGGACATCACTTACGGCGAACTCGAACCTGTATAGCCGAATAGCTCAGTCAATGCGTTCAGCTGGCTACGCTTCTGCAGAAGTAGCGAAAGTGACGGAAACCGTTGCCACTTCCCTTAAGCTTTCCGGTGCCAGCACCGAAGAGGCAAGCTCGGTCATCACTCAGTTGAGCCAGGCGCTGGCCTCCGGTGTTTTACGCGGTGAAGAATTTAACTCCATCATGGAGAACGGCGGCCGCCTGGTGAAACTGCTGGCGGATGGACTGGGTACCACCGTTGGCGGTCTGCGCAATATGGCCAACAATGGCGAGCTGACGACGGATAAGATCGTACCGCTGCTGACAAACGTCGAGATCCTGCGCAAGGAGTTCGATACCCTGCCGGCATCCATCAGCGGTTCTGCTCAGAAGGTGCAAAACGCTTTTCTCGCCTGGGTAGGCGGGGCGAATGATGCAGTCGGAGCATCTTCCACGCTTTCCGGCGTGCTGGATGGCCTGGCGAATAACATCGATGGCGTGGCAAATACGGCGGGCTTATTGGTTGGCGTCGGCCTGGCCCGTTATTTCGGTAATATGGTTGGCAGCGTCGGGCAGTCCACCCGCGCGGTTCTTGCCAACACCGCCGCAGAGGTTGCACTGGCGCAGGCGCAGGTTCGCGGTGCGCAGGTCAGCGTTGCTGCTGGACGCCAGGCTGTTTACCGTGCTCAGCAGGCGCGGGCTGCGGCAACCAGTATCGAGGCGCAGATTGTCGCCGAGCGTAATCTGGCAGCCGCTCAGACCTCGCTTAATACAGCTCTTGCAGGCAGGGCGTCAGCAGTTAACAACCTCACTAATACAGCCTCTGTGATGTCCCGCCTGGGTAGCGGCGTGCTGGGGATTCTCGGCGGCTGGCCTGGCGTTATTATCGGTGCAGGCGCTGCAATGTACGGCCTGTACCAGCATACGCAGCAGGTACACCGTGAAGCGGTTGGGTTTGCCAACAACCTCGACGAGATCAACACCAAACTGCAACAGATGTCGGTACTGGGGCTGCGTTCGACGGCGGCCGATGCCCGGACATCATTACAGGCTCAGAAGCAGGACCTGGCCGATCTCGATTCGCAGATCGCGCGAGTGAAGGACAGCCTTAAGGCGGTTGACCAGATTCAGCAGGACTACAACCGCCACCCGACGCTGACCCTGATCAACACCTTCATGGATCAGGCTGACATCACGGCCAAAAACGTGGAGCTTACCGATAAGCTGAATCAGCTGGAGTATCAGCGCGAACAGGCTGCCTCGAAGGTTGAGCGGACGCAGAAACTGGTGAACGATGCCAGTGACCTGGCGACACAGAAAGCCATTGAGCAGGCTGGTGCCGTTTCCATCCTGAAAGGTGCGTATGATCTGCTTAACCGCTCAATGTCAGCGACCGCAGGCGCAAAACCCCCACAGTATGCTGGTCCGGTTGTATCGATGGCGAACGCCACGCCTCAACAGCAAACGGCGCTCGAGCGGTCACGACGTGACAACGAAATGGCCAGCCTTAGCGGGCTGGAAAAGTTGCATCAGCAACACGTCTACGAAGCAGAAGACCTTAAGCTGACCGGCGCGCTTTATACCCAGTACATCTACAACAAGGATCAGGCAGCCAAAAAGGATGCTGCCTCCGCGCAGGCCAAAAAGGATTCGACGGCTGCCTCTCAGGCCCAGGGCAAAGCAGAGCGTGAAGCTGCGAGCCAGGCCGAACAATACACCCGCAAAATGGCCGATCTCAGCGTGGCCATCGATGTTCAGCGCGTACGCGCAACGGAAGGTGAAAAAGCTGCCGAACTTTACGCAGCCTCTCATCAGGCCGGTACCAAATGGACTGACGAACAGCGGCGCGCAATACAGGCCGCATCTGCCGAACTGGCAAAGTGGAACCAGAAGGCAGAGGAAAATGTTCGTAAGCAGCGTGAACAGGCTGATGCGCTCCGGGATCTGACGGATGCCGCCAGGAAGTTCCGCGACGACGCCACCCTCACCACTGATACCGCAGGTATGAGCGATCGTCAGCGCAGCCGGTTCGATGAAACACAGCAGATTAACCGTGTTTTCGCCAAAACCGACGGCGGTACCGAAGCTATCGCTCAGCGCGCCGCCGCGCTTGATGCTCTGGATAAAAAGTATAAAGCCGTTGCAGTTGCCGAGGTTGACTGGCGTAGTGGTGTTGCGCGTGGATATGAAAACTGGCTTGAAAATACCAGAGATATAGCCGGAGCCGTATCGCAGGGTGTCACATCGACAATGGAGAGTGCTTTCGACAACGTATCTTCTATGCTAATTCGCGGGAAAGCTGACTGGAAAGAATGGGGGCTTTCTGCACTGGAGATGATCGCTAAGGTCAGCCTGCAAATGGCAGCAGTGAGCGCATTGGGTGGTTCTTCTTCCTCGGGGGTTCTGGGATCGCTGGTCGGCAGCGTGGCGGGAGCGTTTGGTGGCGGTGCTGCTGGCGCAACTCCATCGGGAGCATATACTGCCGCTGCGGGCTCGCTTACATTCAACGCTAAAGGCGGAGTTTACGGCTCTCCTTCCCTCAGTGCGTTCAGTAACAGCATTGTCGATACGCCGACATTCTTCGCCTTTGCTAAGGGGGCGGGTGTCATGGGCGAGGCGGGGCCGGAGGCGATCATGCCCCTGACCCGCGCCGCTGATGGGTCGCTTGGTGTGCGTGCTGTATCTTCAGGCGTGAATAATGCAACAGGTTATAGCAATACAGCCATCACTGTTCACGCTCCGGTCAACATTACCCAGGATGGTTCTGCAGGTGAAATCAGTAATGCCAATACCGCCAGCACAGCACGTCAGCTTGAAGGTATTGTCCAGAAAACCCTTACTGATCGCCTGAAGAAAGAAATATCGCCAGGAGGCATTCTCTATCGCCGCTAAGGAGCAATATGGCAATCGACACTTTTACCTGGTGCGTCCGCATCGGGCCCAGTGGAGCAAATACTGTGGCCACGCTTCAGGCGCAGTTTGGCGACGGCTATAAGCAGGTAGCTGGAAACGGGATCAACTCCGAAGCCGAAACCTGGAATCTGGCATGTAATGGAGATGTAGTGACGATGAAGAAGGTGCGCGATTTCCTTCTGAGTCATGTCATCAAATCGTTCTGGTGGGTGAACCCGTGGGGCGAGCAGAAGCTATACCGTGTTAAAGCTGATTCTGTCAGTCCAACCTTTCCCCGCGGTGGCTTTGTAGAGCTATCGTTTGTGTTCGAGCAGGCCTTTGCGCCTTAATAACGAAAGGTTTAAATTGCTATGGATATTCACAAGAATTGCGATGAACAAATAAATAAGCCGATAGAAGATACAACGCAGCCTTCAAGTAATGAATCTTCAGGCTGCGGAAAATTAAGCGCAACGTATTGTATTAAAATCAATCTGGAAGATGAAGGTTCCTAAACTGATTTAGTATAGAAGCTAGGTCCTTGGCTTTTGCATCAGGTATGTTACTTAAATTTTGAATAACATCTAACTGAGCATCTGAAGGCAGTTTCGCTAAGATGAAACCGAGAGCAGCCTTTATTGCCATTAACTCTTGCGCTGTAGAAGTTGGTGTAGAGGCATCAGCTGTCATATCGAATTTGAAATCTTTCTGCATCTTTTTTCCTTTCCAGAGGTAATCAGCCATCCCTCTTTTTGAATGCATCCATGCCCTCACATGGACGGACTGAGTACCCACCATACGCGGGGATGTGAATCAGCGACATCCTGATATTCGATCAGTAGCCACCTCCGGGTGGCTTTTTTTATGGGCTGAATATGAGCTTTACGAACGATGTACAGAAACTGGAGCCGGGTGAACTGATACAGCTCATCGAGATCGACGGCACCGAATTTGGCATGGATACCGTGCTGCGCTTTCATGCCCACAATATTGCTTCTGCAGGCTGGGCTGCATTCGCAGCTGACAACCTGCCTGCCATTATCTGGCAGGGTCAGCAGTACGACCCTTACCCTTATGAGCTGAAAGGCCTGGAGTTGTCCAGCACCGGGGCACAACCCACACCCACGCTTTCCGTGTCGAACGTCGGCAACTATGTGACTGCGCTTTGCCTGGAGTACGACGACCTGGCGAGGGCGAAGGTGAAGATCCACACCACGCTGGCGAAGTACCTGGACGCGGCCAACTGGACAGCCGGCAACCCGAACGCCAGCCCGGCCGACGAGCGCGTTCAGCTTTTTTACGTCAATGCCAAAACCGCTGAAACGCGGGTGCAGGTCGACTTTGAACTGTGCTCACCCTTTGACATCCAGAACCTGCAGTTGCCCACCCGGCAGATCACGCCGGTCTGCACCTGGTGCACGCGCGGCTGGTACCGCACCGGCACCGGGTGCGACTACAACGGGAACCGCTATTTTCTCAAGGATGGCACCCCCACGGATAACCCGGCGCTGGATATGTGCGGCGGTCAGATGCAGGACTGCGAAGCGCGGTTCGGAACCGGTAACCCGCTGCCGTTTGGCGGCTTCCCGGCGGCAAACCTTCAGGGTAAATAAGCATGCGAAAAAAACTGATGGATGCGATCCGCGCCCACGTCGCCGCGGAATATCCGAACGAGGCCTGCGGCGTGGTGGTGCAGGCCGGACGGGCGCAGCAGTACATTCCGTGCCGGAATATTTCAGCAACGCCCACTGAGGCCTTCACGATCTCGCCGGAGGATAAGCTGGCAGCATCGGAGCAGGGAGAAATCATTATGATTATCCACTCGCATCCTGATGTGGTGCAGCTTGTGCCGTCCGAAATGGACAGGGTTCAGTGCGACTGGTCCGGGGTGGAATGGGGAATCATGAGCTGGCCGGACGGTGATTTCTGCACGCTGGCACCCCGTGAGGACCGGGACTACGCCGGGCGGCGCTGGGTGCTGGGCTTTGCTGACTGCTGGTCGCTGATCCGTGAGTGGTTTCAGCGTGAGCACGGCATTACCCTGGGTGATTACTCGGTACCGTACGAGTGGTGGGAGCAGGGCGAAAATCGCTACGACGATAACTGGGAGGCAGAAGGCTTTGTCCAGGTGGACCCCGCTGATATGCGTCCCGGCGATATGATCATGATGCGCATACAGGCACAGGTAACCAATCACGCGGCTGTTTACCTCGGTCATCACGAGCACCAGGAAAACATCATGCTGCACCATAATTTCGGCAGCCTCTCTGCCCGGGTGCCGTACGGCAAATATTACCGCGACCGCACCGTTCGTGTGGTCCGACACAGGGAGCTGATGAATGCTGAAAACACTGATTCTTGAAGGCCGTATGGCGAAAAAATTCGGGCGCGAACACCAATTTCACGTTGAGGATCTGCGCGAGATGCTGCGCGCCATGTGCAGCCAGGTTCCCGGCTTTAAACGCTACCTGTCAGAAGGACATATGCAGGGGATCCGCTTTGCCTTCTTCAATGGCAAAAACAACATCGGCCTCGACGAGTTTGACATGACCCGCGGCGGTACGGTGTACCGGATTTCGGCCATTACCGAAGGTTCAAAGCGCGGCGGTGTGCTGCAGATCGTTATCGGGGCGGTGGCTCTCGTGGCCGCGTATTTTACCGCGGGTGCCTCGCTGACGGCGATAGGTCTGAGCACGGCTGCCGCAACCGCGACAACAACGGCCCTGGCTGGACTCGGTCTGTCGATGATGCTGGGCGGAGTGGTGCAGTTGCTTACCCCGCAGCCGAAATACAACGTCGGTGCCTCGTCCAGCACGGACAACAAACCCAACTACGCCTTTGGCGCGCCTGTGAACACCGTGGCTGTGGGTTATCCGGTGCCTGTGTTTTTTGGTGAGCGCGAGATCGGCGGGGCAGTTATCAGCGCGGGGATCTTTTCCAGCGACCAGCAGTGAAATTTATTGTCAGCTACAGGTCACCTGCGGGTGGCTTTTTTTATGGGTGAAATATGCGACTTCTCGAAGATGAAACCCTTATTCAGGGACGTAAAGGCGGTGGCGCTAAACAGCACACTCCTGTTGAGGATCCGGATGACCTGCTGTCGACAGCGAAATTAAAAATGTTGCTGGCGATCGCTGAAGGTGAAATCCAGGGTGAGCTGACGGCACAGAACATCTTCCTAAACGACACCCCGCTGGCGAACGCCGACGGCAGCTACAACTTCACCGGCGTGAAGTGGGATTTTCGCCTGGGCACTCAGGATCAGGACTACATTCAGGGATTGCCTGAGGTCGACAACGAAATGTCGGCAAACGTGACAGTAACCACTACCGCGCCGTGGACACGCCAGTTCTCTAACCTGATGCTGGATGCCGTGCGTATTAAGCTGAGCCTGCCCGTACAGTACACCTATAAAGACAACGGCGACATGGTCGGGACGGTCACTGAGTACGCCGTCGATCTCTCGACTGATGGTGCTGCCTGGCAGACGGTGGTTAACGGCAAATTCGACGGAAAGACAACCACGGAATACCAGCGCGACATTCGCATAGACCTGCCAGCGGCCACTACCGGCTGGGCTGTGCGGGTACGTCGTATCACGCCTGATTCCATCGGGAACTCAAAACTGATAAACGCCTTCAAGGTGTTCTCGTTTGCTGAGGTGATCGACAGCAAGTTACGCTATCCCAATACGGCGCTGCTGTATATCGAGGTCGATGCCAGCCAGTTTACCAGTGGCGCGCCGAAGGTGACCTGCAGGCCGAAGGGGAAACTGGTACGCGTGCCGGACTCCTACGATCCGGTTACGCGCACCTACAGCGGCACCTGGTCCGGTGGCTTCAAAATGGCCTACACCAACAACCCGGCCTGGGTATTTTACGATCTGGTGCTGGATGAGATTTACGGCATGGGCACCCGCATCGATGCAGGCATGATCGATAAGTGGGAGTTGTACGCCATTGCGCAGTATTGTGACCAGAAGGTGTCGAACGGGGCGGGTGGTACCGAGCCGCGCTTTACCTGCAACGTCTACATCCAGAGCCAGCAGGACGCCTACACCGTTCTCAGCGATCTGGCAGCGATATTCCGGGGGATTACCTTCTGGGGCAACGACCAGATTTACGTGCGCGCGGATGTGCCGCAGGATGAGGTTGATTTTACCTACCATGCCTCGAACGTGATCGACGGGTTGTTTACCTACGGCGGCGGCAGCTACAAAAACCGCTACTCGTCTGCTCTGGTGTCCTGGTCTGATCCTCAGAACCATTACAGCGACACCGTTGAGAGTGTCTACGATTCCGACCTGGTGAAGCGGTACAAGGTCAACCAGATGTCGATGACGGCGATTGGCTGCACATCCCAGAGTGAGGCGCACCGCCGGGGCCGCTGGGCACTGCTGTCTAATGCGCGCGACGGAACGGTGTCATTTGGGGTGGGGCTGGACGGTTATATTCCGCTGCCTGCGGAAATTATCGGTATCGCAGATCCATTCCGTGCCGGCAAACAGAACGGCGGGCGTATCCGGGCAGTCAGCGGGCGTAATGTCACGCTTGATCGTCCTGCTGATTACGCAGCCGGCGACCGCCTGGTGGTCAACCTGCCGGACGGTAAGGCGCAGACGCGGACAATCGCGTCCGTCAGCGCAGATAAACAGACGGTGACGGTCACCACCTCCTTCAGGCTGCCGCCTGATCCTGGCGCGGTGTGGGCAATCGACAGCGATAATCTGGCAATCCAGTATTTTCGTGTGACATCCATCCGGGCGAACGACGACAGCAACGGTGGTTTCACGATCATCGCGGTTCAGCATGACCCGAATAAATACCGCTATATCGATGACGGTGTACGCATTACCCCGGCGCCGGTCACCGTCACGCCGGTAAGCGTTCTGCCGGCACCGAAAAAAGTCATCCTTACCGAAACCGACCATATCGAGCAGGGACTCACCGTCGCCACCATGAATGCTTCCTGGGATCGGGTGGATGGTGCTATCCGGTACCACGCGCAATGGCGCAAGGATAATGGCGACTGGATAAACGTTCCGGTGAGCAGCGCCCAGGGATTTGCGGTGCAGGGGATTTACACCGGGAGTTATGACGTGCGGGTGCGCGCGCTGAATGCTCAGGATTCAAGCTCGCCGTGGGGTTATGCTGACACCACCTATCTTACGGGCAAAAACGGCAGGCCTGGAACGCCGCAGGCACTGGCCGCCACGGACGATGTCGTCTGGGCTATCGACATCACCTGGGCTTTCCCGGATGGCTCAGGTGATACGGCATACACCGAGATTCAGCGCACCACCACCGAAGACAAAGCTAACCCGCAATTACTGGCGCTGGTGCCGTATCCGGCCACGCATTACCAGCATGGCCCGATGCGGGCGGGCGTCAGTCAGTGGTACCGCGCCCGTCTGGTGGATCGTATCGGCAACACCGGCGACTGGACGGCTTGGGCGGCAGGGCAGTCCAGCTCGAACGCCGGTGATTATCTCGACATGATCGGCGACACGCTTGAACAGACCGAGGGCTATAAAAACCTCGTGTCGGATATTGCCGATCTCAGCGACGATATTCAGTCAGCGCGCGACGACATCACCGCAGTTACGACAGAGTCGGCGGCAACCAAAGCAGGCCTGGCACAGGAGGTCACGGACCGTAAAAAAGCCATCACCGACGAAGCGGCAGCACGTGGCCAGGCGTTGCTGACCGAAAAGAACGCGCGCGTCGCGGATATCAGTAACGTCAATCAGACGATCCAGACCACCACCGAATCACTGGCGCAGATGATGGCGCAGATTTCTGCGGGTACTGGCGCACAGTTTGATCCACTCAAAATCTGGTATTTCGATTCGACAGTGGAGGGCTGGACCGGGAACGGGACCCCGACCTTTGTTGACGGG